CAACCTGTTTGAGCCGGTGGGCCACCATCCGATGCTCGGCGGTTTATTCTTCATCGTATCCACCATCTCCATCAAAACGCTCTTGCTCGTCCAAGGCCAGCAACTCAATTGCCTCGATCTTGTCGGGACTCAGGAGGCCCAAAATGTCCACGTCCTTGATGTAGGCGGCCGCCAGGCACATGGTGCTGGGGTAGTCCGGGTGATCGCCGTGGCCGAAGCACTCGGGCTCGTAGTCCAGATGACAGACAAGCGGCTCGCTCACATCGTCTATGTTGTAGACGAATTCCACGCTGTCCAGCGGACATGCTGGGGCGCCGTTCATGACAGGGCCAGGAAGAGGAAGGTGGCGCCAGCAAGCCCGAGGGCTATGGCGAAGAGGGTGTCTGAAATCATGGGGGGCTCCAGGGTTGATTAGGCAAAATGCCGAGCAGCGGCTTCAGTGATTTCGGCAAAAATTCTTACATCGGCAGCATGGTCGTCAAGATATTCTTGCGCGTTGTCGTAACCCCACAATATTGCGCAATGCGCAATTGCCGCTTCTGGGCTGTCGGCTGCAATTACCGCAATGTTGTGCCGGTCGTTTCGTTTTGTGCTGCTGGCAAAAATTTGGTAGTTCATGTTCTCTCCGGTCCGGTTGCGGGTTGGTGTGAGAAGCATAATACCCAAAAAAAAGCATCAAATTCTAGGTACAAACCCTAGGTTTGCCATCTTTTTTTTAGCATCTTCCTGTCCACGCCCAACGATCACATGGTGCCCCAAGTTGCGCAGGTAGTCGTGCCAGCTCTGCTGCTCTGACGAGACGCTGCCGCCCTTCTCGCGTTTCATCTCAATCCAGAGCAGCCAGGCCGGCACGAACAGGTCAGGCACTCCAGGCGAGACGCCTTCGGCCTTCAAGCGGCCAGCAGTAGCAATGCTTCTCAAGCCGCCATTTGCAATTGCGAAAACCCGCACCCCGCAGGCCTGGCGGATCCACTGCACCAGTTCGCGTTGTTCTTCGTGTTCGGTCGGTATGCGGTCGGTCATGATGTTTTTATCTCCTTGTGACGTTGCGTGTGGCATGGTTGACAAAGCCACATTACGTCCAGCGGCTTGTCATAATCTTCGTGATGCGCCAGTGATTTCTTTTCGCCACATCTGCAACATGGTTGTCTTATCAGCTTTCCGCTTTTGATGGCGTTACTTACCGCGCTGTGTGCTTTTTGCCTGCGCTTATCCTTAGCACGCCAGATTCGTGTTAATTCAACTGAAGCCTTTAATCTTTCAGAATAATTTGCACGATTTCTGTCGTAATGGCGAACCTTTTCAATATTTTCAAAACGATGCTTACTTACATCTGCCTTGGCGCACTCTTTGCATTTGTTTAGGTGGCCATCAGCCATCCGGGAGTGCTTATAAAACTCCAATATTGGCTTGATGGTTTGACACTTAAAACACTGTTTTTGCATGGCGATTTCCTATAAATAGCAGTCGCCATTTTACCCGTTTTAATTTCAAAATGGAATTGAAATTTCCCACTTGTCACACGCATCCGGCGTGGCGGCGAACTCTTCCGGCGGCTCCTTGAAAAACTCCACGCACAAACCATCCGTGCCATACATCTCGCAGCTGTGGCAGCACTTGGGCGGGCCAGCCTCGAGCATCTTGTAGTAGATCGTGACGATCTCAGGCTGTTTGTGTCGCATTCCAACTCCTTCTTAAAACTCTATGAAATTTACCGTCCATCTTGAACTCGATCATGTCCGGTGGCTCGCCGCAGGAAAGAATGTCGGCCACCACGTCCAGGGGGTTGTAGAGGTCTGACACGAGCACATCGGCGCCCGAGGCGATCTCTGCCACGGTCCGCCGCGCCTTCTCGCCTGCATAGCCGGGATTGTTCACCGGCATGTACTCGTTCACTGGCGCGTCCGACAGCGCACCGTAGTACGTCACCATGAGCATTTCCTGGCCACTGGCGCGGCTGATGTGCTTGCGCCAGCGCCAGGCGGTGACCGACATTTCCTTGCCCGCCAGTCCCATAATGTCATCGTTCTGGAGCTTGAGTTTCTTGGGCTCAGGCTCCGGGAACGGATGCCCGCAGGCAGGGCACACACGAGCCGCCAGGGCGCAGAGTTCTTGGCAGTTGTCGCATACCTTGACCGGCGCAGCGCCCTCCCGCTCGCCCTTCTTGTTTGGCGGTCGGACGTGGGTGATTGGGCCATGGGTTGCTACCACTGCGGCAAAGTCCAGCACCAAGCAATGGTCGGTATGGCTCTTGGGTCGCAAACCCCGGCCCGCCATCTGGACGTAGAGGCCAGGGCTCATGGTGGGCCGCAGCATGGCGATCAGGTCAATGTCCGGGTGATTAAATCCTGTTGATAAAACTCCACAGTTAGTCAGGCAGCGGATATTCCCTGCCTTGAATTCTTCAATGATGCGCTCGCGCTCCTTCTTGGGCGTGGCGCCAGTAAGACAATCGGCCACAATTCCAAGCTCGTTCAGCTTGTCGCATATGTTCCACGCATGCTGGACGCCAGAACAGAAGGCCAGCCACGCCTTGCGGTCCCCGGCCAGCTTGATGATCTCGCGCACCACAGAATTGTTTTGGTCTTCCGTGTCCACTGCCGCTTGGAGTTCGGCCTCGATAAACTCCCCGCCGCGCTTGTGAACCTCGCTTGTGTTCAGCTGGGCAGTGGTGTGCTTGGAGCGTAGCGGCGCCAGGTGGCCGAGGCGCACGAGCTCGAGGATGTTGGTGGGCTCAATCAACTCTTTGAAGATGGCGGGCTCGTCGGTAATCATGCCGTGGCCGAGGCGGTAAGGCGTGGCGGTCAGACCCACTACCCGCAGGCGGGGGTTGATCGCCAGCAGTGTGGCCAGCAGCGAGCGATAGCCGCCTTGGTCCTTGTGCGCAATCAGATGGCACTCGTCTACCAGCACCAGATCAACGTGCCCGAGCAGCGCGGCCTTCTTGCGCACCGACTGGATGCCGGCAAAGGTGATCGGCTCGCCAAGTTGCTTTTTGCCGATGCTGGCGCTGTAGATGCCAACCGGAACATCGGGCCAGTGCTGGCGCAGCTTCTCCACGTTCTGCTCTATCAATTCCTTGACATGGGTCAGCATCAGAATCTGGCTGTCCGGCCACTCCTGAAGCACTCGCTTGCACAGCGCTGCAATGATGTGGCTCTTGCCCGAGCCGGTGGGCAGCACCAGGCATGGGTTGCCGGTGGCGTTGCGGTCGAACCAGGCGTAGAGTTGGTCTATTGTGCGCTGTTGGTAGTCACGGAGCATATCATCCTTCTAGCTCATATATTGACGATGCAACAGCTCCGGATGCTCTTCTGCGCTTCATTAAATCAAGATATTTTTCGTAAGCAGAACTTTTGTGTTGCGTAAATCCAAGCCCTTTGCACCAGTAATCATTGCGCAATAAAGTTTTGCAAATTCTACGCCACGAAGGAACATCACGCTTCATTTCAAGTTCCAAAGGTGCTTCATCTGGAATTCCTTCTGAGTATCCTTTTGACAGCCACCATTTGCAATATAAAAGTATTTTATTTTCGTAATGAGTTTTTGTTTTTGCCGGAAGACTTGATAAAAATATTTCTGCAAATGATCTCCAAGTATGATTGCTTGGCTTTGTTATTTTGTGATAGCCATTGATATTTCCCGATTCTTGAATATAAAGCGCTCCAGAATTTGCGCCATTAACACGCATTACAACTTTGGCCCAAGTTTCTGGTTCTATAAGGTGAAACAACCAAAGCCCTCTACGCTGGTCATCCCCGTATGGTTGGCATATCCTCATATTTCCAAGAGGAACGCCGGCTTGATACATGCGTTCGTACAATTCATTTTTTGGCAAAGATGGATTCTTTGCGTGCCATGTCCAAATATCTGCTGTTTTCCAATCGTAAATAGGATATACGTTGTAAACATTATCGGTAACTTTTGTTGTGTATTGTTTTCCATCTTTTGTAATTTTTGATGTACTGGCAATTGTTCTGTATCTGTTTAATGATTCATCAGACCTAATGCCAACCATGCAAGCGCAACTTTCTCCTTTTGAATACCATTCTCCAAACAATGGAACAAACTCTTCAAACTCAAGCCCATCAACCAATCCAAAAAATTTAGAATCGGTAATTGCCATGTCTGGAGGATTTCTAATCCAATTTGCTTTTTGTTCCGGGTCCCAACAAAGCCATTTTGGCTCATATACAGACACAGCATTTCTTAACGCTATGGGTATGGCAACCCAATACGGTTCTATTACGTCAGCATAATCATTAAAACATCGAATTGCATGGCTAATTGTTAATTTATATTGCCCTTCAAGATCAACCAAGAGAACGCCAATTTTTCTTCCGCGTTTCCTTGCTATTTCTGCGGCAATTTCAAGCATAACTGTTGAATCTTTCCCTGCCGAAAACGATAAATAAACTTTATTAAAAGTATCAAATGTCCAATTAGTTCTTTCTTTTGCCGCCGTTAAAACATCAATTCCAATTGAAATTTTTGACATTTTTCCCACTCCATAATTGCTTGATGCGCTTTTAAGTTAGCTTTATTTTGTTGATTTGTTGTTAAATTGCCCCAGGCTTCTCTAACAACATCTTCACAAAATTCCATTTCTATTGCACAGGCCGCATGTCCTATCCATGCTTTTCTGTTTTGTTCGGTGTTTGAAAGATTATGCTCGCATGATATTGGCCATTCTTTAATTACTCTTAACATTGCCGCGCCATAAAGTTCTGCATCTCCTGTAAACTTTATAGCATTTTGTAACATTTCATCACGATTCTCCGCACTCTTCCACATCATTGAGTTCGTTTCCTCCCAAAGATGATAAGGATGATAAACCCGCCTCATTGTCAACTCTCCATGCTTCGCTAAATTCATTATCCGCAAACATTTCGGATAGTCCGCTTATTTGGCACAATCTAAGAACTTCATCTTGATCCATGCCCAGCTCGCGGCCTATTTTTGCCGGAGACCAATTGCGCCGTTTAAGATCAATGACAATTTCAGACATTGAATCTACGCGATGTTTTCCCCTAGCCCTATTGTGTCGAATGGTTGATGCCATACGATCATTTTTATCTGATTGAGATTCTTTTATTCGAACCACTGGCAAATAACCCATGACTCTTTTTGCTACGCTTTCAACTTCTTTTCCAACGCGATTTCTGTGAAATCCGTCTACAACTTCAAATTTATCATCAGATTTAAATGTAACAATTGGTTGAGTGTAGCCATCAGAATTTATTGAATGCGCCAATAATTCCATTTCCGGAGGAGCAACAGAATTTGGATTGTAATCATTGGCAAAAACAAGATCATTGCGAACCCATTCAATCAAATCAACTGGTTCATCTTTGAATGGGCTGCACTCATGAAGAGCTGATCTAATTAAATTTATTGCATCTACTTTTTCATGCAAATTAAGATTGTTTAATTCAAGTATCAATTCATCTATTTTGTTTTTCATAATTACTCGCATTGGTTAAGTATTTCTTTGCTGGAATACACATTCGCATCCCCTTCCCCATTGGCAACTTCCTTCCCATCAATAACATAGATCGCTGTCCAGGCATCCGGCCCGTCCAGGCGTTGCCAGGGCACCATGTCGGGGTGCAGGACATGCGAATCGCAGCCGGTGTACTGGGTAGCAATGGGAATCACGCTGCGGTCAAATCTTGCGCATGTCCAATGCGCACGCTTGTCCGGCGTTGAAGGCTCGGCGGTGCTGTGCGCACAGGTCCGGCAATTGACCTCCTTGGTCTTCTTGCTGCCGTGGCAGAAATCATGCCCAGCGCAAAACTTGCATTCGTACCATGCCGGATTGCTGGAGAGCGGCTCCGGCATCCTGTCCGCCAGTGCAATGCGGTGGCCGCGAGCAATCAAGCGTTCGGCCTCGGTTCGGCTGTAGCGCAGGCGCTCGGTGTAGATGCGGTCATCGTCTTTGCAGACTGCAAAGTAGAGTGCCCTGTCGATGTTCGTGCCGTGCATGTACGTTTGCATCTGGGCGGCATGGACTGGCTTGGACTTCTCCACGCCGTGCTTGACTAGATCGTCAAATGACTTCTTGGAATGCGTCTTGGCTTCGAAAATGTGCCGAGCCTTCGGCGCACCAGGCACGCCAGATTCAATGATGCCGTCCAGGCTCCCGCTGACGTGCGAACCAAAATCAACCCGGGCCTGGGCGCCCTCGGTGCTGTGAATGTTAATCCCAATCGCTTTGAGGTCAGCCGCTATGGTGGCCTCTTCCATCCGGCCCCGCCGAAACAAGCGCAGGATGCGACCAGGAAATGGCTCGCGCACCGCCCAACGAAACGACAGCCACAGCCACCGGTCGCAGGCGTGACCAAGTTGGCTTGCGCCGAGGTGCGACCTGGGCAGCTCGACCTGGAGCTCGTGGGCGGCGTCAATGGCCGCAGCCACCTCGTCAACGATTGGGATTGCTGACATTAGGCGGCCTCGGGCTGGACAGGCTCAACCCAGGAGACTTCGCAGCCGTTGGAGTAGAGTAATTCCACCGTGTTGAACCCGTTCTCTTGGAAGTCAAAGTCCATGCGGTTATTTGTCCACTCCAAAATGGCTTCTGTAATCTCTTCTTTGGTCAACTTGATAATCATGATCTAACTCCTTGTTTTGTAAGGTAAAAGCGTGACAGGTTCCTAAATTTATCTGTCACGCCCCGTTGCTCTATCTCACTTCGCCCAGGGCGGCGCAGCCTTGGCACCAGCAGCAGGCGCTGCCGGCTTGCTTGCTGCAGGCATTGCCCCGCCAGCAATGCCAGCAAAATCCTTGACCTCGTTGCCCTCGCCGTACCGCTCTGACTGCGTGATGTTCAACTTGATCTTCAACTGTCCGCCAATGAGTTGGTCGGTGTCGTTTACCTTGGCTAGGCCGATGGCGCGCATCAGGCTGTTCAACTGTTGGCGACCAATTTCCTCGGCCTTCGGGTTTGGGTTGCTGATGTTCAGGTTGCCGAAGATCGTGCGGCCCTGGTGCGTTGGGCCGGTGATGTCGTACTTGAGACTGATGTACCGACCAGCGCCCGCCTTGGTGTCCTTCACCGTGGCTTGAGTGATCGCCGCCGTATACCACCCGGCAGGCAAGGGCTCGAAAGACTTGCCCATAGGCAGGTCTGCTGCAACGTAATCTTGTCCGAGAGTAGCCATGATGTTTATTCCTTGGTGATTGAGAATGACGGGCGACCCGCCGTGGTTGTGATCGCGCCGAGCAGAGGGCGCGTGATAGATTCATCGGCAGACTTCCAGGCCGAAGAATTGATTTCCGGTTTCCAGCGGAAAAGGGAGCCGAGGTGCTCGGCCAGGCCGGCCTCGGCAGCGATCGCCTGCAACTTGTCGCTGTCGATCTTGTGGTTCAGGCGGCCAGCAATCTTGACCGTGTAGCCTGCGCTCATGAAGGTTTTCGTGCCCTCCATGTCTTTGGCCACTTTGAACTGCTCGATCATGGCGTCCTCAACAACCCGGCGGGCCTCGGTGGCCAGGCGCTCGGCTTCTTTGCAGGCCAGCCAGACGGCGATCATTTGGCACCGCCGATCTTTGCGATGATTTGGCCCAAGTCCGCCGGCTCCCAGACTTCGAGCTTTCCGCTGCGATCCTTCGCCAGCCACAGACCATCGCTGTCGCACATCAAGGCCCGCTGGCTGATCCCTTCGGCGTCTTTCTCGACCCGCAGGGCCAGCACCTCGTCGAAGAAATACGGAAGAGCCTGGCCCGTCTTGTTACCCGGCATGGATGGCGAGTACAAGACCCGGCCCATCTCGTCTTGCGTCTTCTCCAACTTCGCCGACATGTAAACGTGCCGGCCCGCCAGGTCGCGGAAGGCGCGAATAATGTCGGCCATCTGCTCTTGCATCGCGCCGTAGGCAGCGCGTGGGTCTTTGTTCGACTTCTTCTCGGCATTCAAAACCACTTCGGCAATCTCCGAAATGCTGTCCAGCGCCACGCTCTGGTAATCCTTGGCCTCGTGGCTGTCGCGCAGCCAAGAGTAGGCCTCCATCAAGGTGGCCATGCTGATCACCTCGATGTAGGGCAGGTTGGCGTCTTGGATCGAGAGCAGGCCGCCCTCGGCACTGAGGATGATGGGGTTGGGCAGGGTTGCCGCCAGGGTGGTCTTGCCTGCGCCGGCTTGGCCGTAGACAAGTAGCTTGGCGCCGTTGGACGCCAGGGTTGAGGTGGTTTTTAGGTTGATGGCCATGGTCAGGCCGCCTCAACCTTGGAGATGGTCCAGCCCAGAGCGCAAGCCCGCAGCCGTGCATCGTCCATTGAGCGATGGAGCTCAACGTTGATGAACTCCTTGCCAAGGCGTTGGGAAAAAACGTAGAAAGTAACTTTGAGCATCTTGCTCTCCTTGTTGCAGCACTCGTCGGGAGATCCGTTCAGTGCATGGATAGCATCCTACACCATGTTTTCGACTTGTGGTACACTTTTTTTCGATCTTCACCAACTTTTTTTAAGGAGTACGCTTTATGATGACGATTGAGCAGATCATCGCCGGGCTGCAAGACCGCAAGGTGCGGGTCGTTGCGGCGGCCACCGGCCTGCACTACAGTACCGTTCTTGCCCTCCAGCGCGGGCGCTCCAAGCGGCCACGCATCACCGCGATTCAGCGGTTGTCGACCTATCTCTCAAAGGCTCCAGCTAATGGCAGACCTGACTAGCATCTTCGGCGGGACGTACTCACTCCCTGAGCCGAGGCGCATCGACCCACCAGACGAGCAGCTACGGGAGGCAATGATTGAGGCAGGTCTGGAGCCGCCAGAGGCGATCTATCTAGACGGCAAGCTGCACAGGTTCAACAGCGGGACCAAAGGCTCACCGGGCCACAGCAAGCCGGGTTGGTACGTTGCATTTGGCGATGGCGTCCCGGCAGGCAGGTTCGGCTGCTGGCGGGCGGGCATCGAGCAGGCCTGGCAGGCGGAGATGGGCAGGAAGCTCACCATCGCCGAGGAGATGGCCCACACTAGAAGGATGGCCGAGGCCAAGGCGGCAAGGGAGGCCGAGCAGGAGCGAAGCCAGGCGGTTGCCGCCACCACGGTTGATGCGATCTGGACAGCGGGTGGTGCGGCAAGTGCCGATCATCCTTATCTAGCGCGAAAGGGCATCGCAGCCAACGGCGCCAGGGTCACCGGCGATGGGCGGTTGATGGTCCCGCTCTATGGTGCCGAGGGCGATCTGGCCTCGGTCCAGTACATTTCGGCCGATGGCGAGAAACGGTATCACCCAGGCGGCGCAACTGGGGGCAAGTTCTGGATGCTCGGCCTCCGAACATTGCTCGGCGAACCTGGCTCAACCATCTACATCGCCGAGGGCTTTGCCACCGCCGCCACCATTCACCAAGCCACCGGCAAAGCCTGCGCTGTGGCGTACAGCGCCAGTAACTTGGTTCCAGTCACCGGCGCACTTCGGGAGAGGTTCGGCGCACAACAGGACTTGGTGATCGTGGCCGACAACGATGCTAGCGGCGTTGGCCAGCGGTATGCCGAGCAGGCGAGCGCCAAGTACGGCGCCAGGTCGGTGATGCCGCCAGCGGCAGGGGACGCCAATGATTACGTCCAGGCCGGCAACGATCTGGCGGCGCTGCTTGAGCCAGCGGTGAGCGACTGGCTGATGCCGGCGGACGAGTTCTGTCGCCAGCCGGCGCCGATCAAGTGGATGGTCAAAGGGTGGATCCAGCAGGCCGCGCTCATCATGATCCACGGCCCGAGCGGCGGCGGCAAGACGTTCACGGTCTTGGACTGGTGCCTGCGCATGGCCCAGGGTCAACAGGATTGGTTCGGCAGCCGGGTCACGCCAGGGGCGATTGTTTACTTGGCGGGCGAGGGCCACCACGGTCTGCGCAGCCGGATCGCGGCCTGGAAAGAGCGCCATGGTAATGGTCATGCGCTTAATATGTATCTGAGTAAGAGCGGCTGCGATCTAGACACGCCAGAGGGCTACCGCAAGGTCTCCGAGCACATCAGGGCACTGCCCATCAAGCCCGCCGCAATCGTGATAGATACTCTGCACCGGTTCAACTCCGGCGACGAGAATTCATCCCAGGACGCCAAGGCCATGTTAGATGCCTGTGCCATGCTAATGGCGGAATTCAATTGCACCATCATATTAGTCCACCATACTGGGGTTTCTGAAGAGACCCAGCACAGGGCTCGAGGCTCCAGCGCCTGGCGCGGTGCGCTGGACATTGAGATCAGCATCGTGCCGGCCAAGGGCGAGGCGCCGATGGAGATTATCCAGCGCAAGAGCAAGGACGCCGAGCTGGCGCCTACCTTATATGCTACGCTTGAGAAAGTAATTATTCCGGGGTGGTTTGATGAGGACGGCGAGCCAGTCACCAGTGCCGTGTTGGTGCAGGCCGGGGCGCCAGAGAAGGGCGCCAAGCGCAAGCTCAGGAGCACGAATGCGAACGTGGCTTGGGAGGCGTTCAAGGTGCTCAATGCCAGGCTGGTCGCCAGGTCGGAATGGCGCCATGCGTTCGATGATCTGTCCGAGCTGGAGTCCACGAACAGCAAGAAGCAAGCGTTCGCCAGGGCCGTTGTTGAGCTCCTGGAGCGCGGCGAGATGGTCGAAGAGCAGCCCGGAATTTATGAGCTGGGGATCGGATTTTGACCGGGTACAGGGTACAAGCGGGTACAAGCGGGTACAGTTGTACCCGGGCGAAAGACGTGTTTGGGGTACAACCGGGTACACACCCCTAAGGGGTGTACCCGCTGTACCCGAACATCGTGCGAAAAAAGCGTATCCGATAGGGAAAACCCTTAGATTGGGTGTTCTGCTTAATTTTTAGGCAGTTGTGCAAAAATTTGGGATAGGGGTGAGTCAGACATGGTGAAAATAACAACAGTGGCCGACAAGGCCAAGCAAATCGAGACAGTGCTATCCGGCATGGCGCTGGAGGGCCTGAGTCTGCGCAAGGCGTGCCTGAAGGCCGGCGTGGCCAGGCCGACGTTTTTGTTGTGGTGCGATGGGGATGCTGCGCTTGCTGACCGCTACACGCGTGCGCGAGACGAACTCATAGACGGCATTGCCGACGAGATTCTGTTGATCGCCGACGAGCCGGTAAATAGCACAGACTCTGGAGCCACAGACTCTGGAGCAGTCAACAAGCAAAGGCTGCAAATAGAGAGCAGAAAATGGCTATTATCTAAATTGGCACCAAAGAAATATGGAGATAAATTAGAGTTATCTGGAGATTCTGAAAACCCATTATTGTTTTCAAGAATCGAGCGCGTAGTAATCAAGAATGGGTAAAACTCTTCAACTCAAAACCCCCGAGTGGGCACTCCCGCTGCTTGAGCCCAGCCGCTACAAGGGCGCTTGGGGTGGCCGGGGTTCTGGCAAGTCACATATGTTCGCCGAGATGATGCTTGAAGAACATATCATGAACCAGTCTCAATCTAGCGTTTGCGTGCGCGAGATTCAGAAATCCTTGAATCAATCGGTTAAACGCTTGCTGGAGATGAAAATTCAGGAGATGAATGCTGGCGCCTATTTCGAGGTGCAGGATGCGGTCATCAAGTCGAAGAAGTCCGACGGCCGCATCATCTTCCAGGGTATGCAGAACCACACGGCGGACTCGATCAAGTCTCTCGAGGGCTACGACCGCGCATGGGTCGAAGAGGCACAAAGCCTGAGCCAGACGAGCCTGGACCTGCTCCGGCCAACGATCCGCAAGCCTGGCAGCGAGTTGTGGTTCACGTGGAACCCGCGCCAGGCCAGCGACCCGGTGGACCTGCTCCTGCGCGGCCCAACGCCGCCCAAGGATGCGAACGTCATCAAAGTGAACTACGCCGACAACCCGTGGTTCCCGTCCGTGCTCAAGGACGAGATGGAGTACGACAAGCGGCGAGACCCGGACAAGTACCGGCACGTTTGGCGCGGAGAGTACTTGCAGAACAGCGAGTCGCGGGTGTTCAGGAACTGGCGGATTGAGGACTTCGACGCGCCGCCTGACGCCATCCACCGGCTTGGCGCGGACTGGGGCTTCTCCGTTGACCCGACCACGCTGGTGCGCTGCCATATAATTGGGCGCACGCTCTACATTGACCATGAGGCCTACATGGTGGGCTGCGAGATCGTGAACACGCCAGAGCTGTTCATGCAGGTGCCAGAGGCCGAGAAATGGCCCATCGTGGCCGACTCCGCTAGGCCGGAGACCATCAGCCACATGCGGCGCAACGGCTTCCCAAAAATCATGACGGCGGTCAAAGGTCCGCGATCGGTCGAGGAAGGCATCGAGTTTTTGAAGAACTACGCCATCGTCGTGCATCCTCGCTGTACGCACACGATTGACGAGTTGACGCTTTACAGCTATAAGACTGACCCATTGACCGGAAAAATCTTGCCCGTGCTCGAGGACAAGAAAAATCACGTTATAGATGCGCTCAGGTATGCTTGCGAGGCGGTGCGGCGTGCAAATACAGTAAAACCGCAGACCGTCATCCCGCTGCCGACCGTCAGCAAATGGTAAGGAACTGAACAACATGGCCAGAATGTCCAACGATCAACGCATCGCCAACCTGCACACCGAGGCGCTGGCGCAGTTCGGCGACATTCAGAGTGCCATGCGCGACGAGCGCCTGCAGTGCCTGCAAGATCGGCGCTTCTACTCGCTGGCGGGAAGCCAGTGGGAGGGGCCGCTTTGGGATCAGTTTGAGAACAAGCCAAAGTTCGAAGTGAACAAGATTCACCTCGCCGTCATCCGCATCATCAACGAGTACCGCAACAACCGCATCACGGTGGATTTCGTCTCTAAGGACGGCGAGGAAAACGACAAGCTGGCCGACGTTTGCGATGGCCTGTACCGCGCCGACGAGAACGACTCGGTGGCCAACGAGGCCTACGACAACGCATTCGAAGAGGCGGTCGGTGGTGGGTTCGGAGCCTGGCGCCTGCGCACCGCTTACGAAGACGAGGAAGACCCCGAGGACGATCGGCAGCGCATCAAGATCGAGCCAATCTTTGATGCCGATAGCAGCGTGTTCTTTGACCTCGGCGCCAAGCGCCAGGACAAGTCAGACGCCAAGTTCTGTTTCGTTGTCACGAGCATGACCCGCCAGGCGTACAGGGACACTTGGGGCGACGATCCAACAGACTGGCCCAAGATCATCCACCAGTACGAATTCGACTGGTGTACGCCTGATGTGGTCTACGTTGCCGAGTACTACAAGGTCGAGGAAAGGTCAGAGACCATCCGCATTTTCCAAAACATCTCCGGCGAAGAGGAGCGCTACAGCCAAGCTGACTTCGCCAACGATGAAACGCTTGAGGAAACCCTACTTGCGGTCGGCAGCTTGGAGGTGCGCCAGAAGCGCGTCAAGCGCAAGAAGGTACGAAAGTACGTCTTGTCTGGTGGCAAGGTACTTGAGGACGCCGGGTACATCGCCGGCAAGTGCATCCCGGTTGTTCCTGTCTTCGGCAAGCGTTGGTTTGTTGACAACATCGAGCGCTGCATGGGTCACGTGCGCCTGGCCAAGGATGCCCAGCGCCTGAAAAACATGCAGCTCTCCAAGCTCGGCGAGATCAGCGCTCTGTCATCGGTCGAGAAGCCGATACTGGTGCCCGAGCAGGTCGCCGGCCATCAGATGATGTGGGCCGAGGACAACCTCAAGGACTATCCGTACCTGCTCATCAACCCGGTGACCGATCAGAACGGCAACCAGGCCATCAGCGGTCCAGTCGCCTACACCAAATCCCCCAACATCCCGCCCGCAATGGCGGCACTGCTCCAGATCACCGAGCAGGACATGCAGGATATACTTGGCAACGCTCAGGGGGCGGACAAGATGGTGAGCAACATCTCCGGCAAGGCCGTCGAGATGATCCAGGCCCGCGTGGATATGCAGACATTCATCTACATGAGCAACTTTGCTAAGGGGATGAAGCGCTGCGGTGAGATTTGGCTATCAATGGCCAAGGACGTCTACACCGAGAGCAAGCGGCGGATGAAAACGCTCACCCAGACCGGCGAGACCGACGTCGTGGAGTTGATGCAGCCAACGATCGACCAAGAGACTGGCGAGATTGTCATGGCCAACGACCTGGGCGCCGCGGCGTTTGACGTCAACGTTGACGTTGGGCCATCCAGCAGCAGCAGGAAGTCCGCCACGGTCCGCGCTCTTACCGGCATGCTCCAGATCACCCAAGACCCCGAGACCGCCCAGGTGCTCGGCGCCATGGCGATGATGAACATGGAAGGCGAGGGCATCGAGGATGCCAATTCGTACTTCCGCAAGAAGCTCCTGCGCATGGGCGTTGTCCAGCCAACGGACAAAGAGAAGGAAGAGTTGATGGCGGAAATGCAGAACACGCCGCAAGACCCGAACACCATGTACCTGCAGGCAGCAGCCGCCAACGAAGAGGCCAAGGCCGCCAAGGCTCGGGCCGATACGGTCGAGACCATTGCCAACTCAGAGCTTCGGAGGGCTCAGACCTTGGAGACGCTGGGCAAGGTTGACGAGTCCGCCCAGAACATGGCAATCACCAACGCCGAGGCCATCCAAAGGATGATCCAGGGCCAGGGCGCGTGATCTATTGTCAGATGCTCTAAAATAGTTCAGAATGTAATCAACGGCATCCGCCCAGCCGTTCTAAATGGGTGAGTTTGATGGGGTCAATTGATGAAGCAGGCAGATATTGGAGAGGACGACCAAGACACTGGCGTTATTGAGGACGACACCGAGGACAGCAGCAATCCAGTTGCCGAGCAGGAAGAGTCTGATGATGCCGAAGAAGAGGTTGTAGTATCCATAGGGGAGGAAGCGCCGCCTCCCGAGGAACAGACTCACGCACCGGAATGGGTTCGCGAGCTGCGCAAGTCACACCGAGAACTGCAGCGCCAGAACCGCGATCTGCAAGCCAAGCTACAAACCACGCAGA